CTTGCTCTGCAGTCTTAGTACCCGCCACCATGTCGCGGATACCAAAAGTAACCAACTCGCTAGTAAGCTGTGCGACTTCACCGACCTGCTTGTACTTGTCTAAGAATTTCTGGAGGACTTCATCTTGACGCCCCAGTACGTCTAGACCGAAACCAGACTCAAATGACGGTACACCCTTCTGGTCCCTGGAGAAAAAGTCTACTCTTCCAAGAGTAGAGGCGTCTAGTCCGGCTGCCTTTAACGACGCATCAGCCCTTGCTTCGGTCAGCGCTAGCAACTCTTTTTCTTGGAGTAATTCGTTTGCTTTGTCCTGCTGTTGCTTATTTAGTAGTTCGCCAATGCGTATCTGAACTGTTTCTGTTTCGTTTTTAATTTGAAGTAGCTCCTTGTCCAAAGGAGTGCTGGCTCTTTTAATAGCTATCTCTTGATTTAGTCTACGAATAAGTGATTCACCTGCCTTTTCAGACCGTTCTAAGCGTTGTCTGTCTCTTTCAGCAAGACGAGCGGCCTGTTTTGCTGCCCTAGCACCCGCTTTAAGGGCTCGTTCACTTGCCTGCTCTGCTTTTTTATTGGCTCTATCTTGCTGTTGGTTTCTGGAGGCTTCAAGCTCTTTTAACGCAGTGGATGTTTTAATTTGAATAGCCTTTCTTTTGTTAGCGGTGAATTGACCAGCTGCAATAAGATTTTGTATATCCTGCAACGCTTTCTCTTCGATAAGAGTTTTTCGGGTCTTAAAGACCTGTTCATCAAGTAAATCACCGTATCTACCTGCTATGCCATTTCTTTGCTGCAGAATACCCAAGCTTATATTTTCTGCTTTGTCGCTAGCTTGTCTTCTCTGTTCAATCTGCTTTTGCTCAGGGCTCAATTCCGGCCTGCCTTTAGGTAGTGCTCTACTGCCAAGCTCATTCAAAAGTCTAATTGAGCCTAATCCCGTTGCACTAAATAAAGCAGCCATAGGGTTGCTTACAGCAAAACCAATAGCTTGTGACCTAGCTGTATCCCTTAAAGCTTGCTTAAATTGAGGACTATTAGTAATAGCTACGATGCCGTTAATTACTTTCAAAAGGCCCGTTAATGCGGGCACTAAAGCCATTGTTATTTCTGTTGAGACTTCTTCAAAAGATTCTTGTAGTTTGTCGGACTCATCCTTGTACGCCATGAGTTGTGCGACCGCATCGGGGCCCAAAGTATCGTTTATTTCCTGTAGAATTAAACTCTGTGCATCATACGCATTACCCGCGTCAACAAGAGTTTTTATCTGCAAGCGTGTGCTTTCATCAACTTTTACGCCTGCCTGCTGAAGTGCTTCAAGAGCTGCGGTTGGGTCTCCAAGTGAGTTTGCAAGTTTTGATATGTTACTGATTGTTGTATCAACAGCAGTACCAAGTGCCGTACCAACCAGCGAGAGGCCGAAGCCAAATTGGCCGCCTATTAGACCGCCAGCCGCACCACCTGCGCCACCACCGACTGCAGCGCCTATACCTTGGCCGAAGAGAAGTGGGAACGCGCCACCAATGATGGCGCTGCCCAACGCATCCTTACGCTTTCTACTGACTGCCTCTTCTGCTTTCAAGCGCTCTCTCGTTATCTGTTTTAGGCGTCGTTGCTCAAGTCGGTATACAGCAGCCCTCTGGCGTACCCTGGCGCTATTAACCTTTTTGTTTGCAGACAAACGATCTGTTGTTTGTTGTGCTAACCGCTTATCGAAGTCTTCTCCTTCGGCCTTACCTGCTTCAAGCAGTCTATCAAATGACCGTTTATGCAGATTTTCCTCCAACTGGAATCTTTCAAGAAGATTGTCGATCGCGGTATCCCGGAGCTTTTTGTCGAAGTTTTTCTCGATGTTAAAAATTTCCTCAGCAAAGGTCTTTCTAGCTTCGAATCTAGCTTCACGCTCTGCCGCTTGTTTTATAGATCTTTGAGCGAGTTTTTCCGTAGGTGCGGTTCTGCCTGGACCAGCGAGATATTCCTCTCTTCGGCGCTGAGTTTGTAGACCTTGTCTGGCCTTATTTCTAAGTGTTATCTCTTCCTCAATAAGTTTATTTTGTCTTGCAGAGGCTTCGTTGGCTTCCCCTAATGCAGTTACATACTCCCTTACTGCGTTAGCTTCATCCTTCGTTGCTATTTCTACAGCATCTAAAGCTGATTTAGCTTCATTTAACGCCCCAGCGTAATTTCTTACACTCTGCACTGCTTTACTAGAGTAAAGGTTGTCTGTGATTACCTGTAAGGCTTCGGCTCTAAAAGCTAAATCTTTAATACGTTCTTGAAGCTGTTTAAGTTGGCTAGCGCCCTTTACGCCTATCTCGATTTCAGCTCTGTAGGCCACGATCCACAGCCACTAGGTCATGCCTTATTCTAGGCACCCAAAAATTATCGCCTACGCTTGGCTTTCTCCATTTCCTTTTCTTGGTCCTCGTTGAGGATCTTGAAGTAGGCGCTCCAGCCAAGGAGTTCCTCGGGGGTCATTGTGGTGCGGACTTCGGACAGGCTCATGCCCAGTTCTTTGGCAACGCCAAATTGGAGCATGAGCCAGTTGTCTTTGCGAAGTTCCGCGCTTAGGAGTTTGGGTCCATCTCCTCAGCGTTTTCGTCTTCGCTAAGGATGGCCAGCATCAAGGACTGCAGATCTTTGTCCTTGACTTCGTTCTTAAGGATGTCGATCTCTCCAGCGGCAAAAAGCTTCTTGCCGTTCTCGTCCAGAGCCTTTGAAATCAGGAGCTGGAGGGCAAACGCACCAGCATCATCGGATTTGGCTTGGCGTTGTGCGCGTTCGCGCTCGGCCATAGTCAAAGGGGTGACCCACAGTTCAAATGTGGTGCCGTCAGAAAGTTCTACAACTTTCTTGGCTGGTTCGAGATTCGCGGCTTTGCGGAGGCGGTCAATCGCGCGAACTGGGACCGGCATGGAATACAAATGTATGTGTTTGTACTGTAGCGAAGAACAATAAAAAAGCCCCAGCATTGCCGGGGCTCAGTACATCTGCTTGTATCAGACTATCAGGACTTGGTGAAGTCGAAGCTCGGGGCAGCGCTGGGACGGAAGTTGATAGCCACGCTTTGGCCATCGTCGGGGTTCACGTTCAGGCTGGCAGAAGTCAGGATGACGGGAACTTCGATGGAACGGCTGGCGGTGTCGTCCACACTTGCGCCGCTCATGATGCGGTCGATGTAGAGCTTCATCGTTGCACCGTTCTGCTCGCGCTGGATCACGTCTTCAATCAGACGGCTGGAGAGCAGGGTGTCGTCGTCGGTGGTATAGACGGTGGCCGAGCCGGAACCGTCAGCAAAGCCAGGGATATAAGCCCGGAAAGGAGCAGTGCCGGTAACAGTTTGACCGATAGTCGTAACATCGATCTCGCTACGAGTGATCTCAAAGTTCCAGTCGCGCACCTGACCGACGACTTCAGCAGCGGTGTAAGTGATGCTGGCGAAGTCGGAACCGAAGCCAGTAGGTGCTGCAGTTGCGGTCTCTTCTGAACCACCCACCGTGGAGCTGAGGGTCATCACGCCGGTTGACTCTGAATAAGTCAACACGTAGTAATCACCGGCAGCAATCGCGCCAGTGGTAGTCGCTCCAGCGGGGTAGGCCAAGGTGACAGGGTCGTTGACGCGGAAACCCAGGTAAGAGCCAACGGTGATGTTGCCGCCGGTGGAAGGAAACGCGGAAGCGGTGAGGGTGGTGACAGAAGTTCCGGCTGGTTTGTAGTAGAGGGCGCCGGAGGTGCCCGACAGGACGGTTGCCATGAGAAAACCTAACAATGGGGAGTGTCGCGGGCACTGCCCGGCTTCTTACAGGTTAGCCCCTATTTATGACAGGTCCGTTGCAACATATGGTGCTTCAAGTCTACCTACAAAGTGTGGTGATTCTTCTGTTGATGAGAACGAAGGGCCATTTAACGGACCAACGCGGGTGTAAACGCCGGTAGAGGTTTTTGCGGTGTTATTGAGTGCTTCAATAACGTCACTTGCTACTGATATAAGTTCTTGGTTACGGGCCGGACCACGGCCCTTTTCAGTAAAAACTTGTACTACAAGAGTGCCGCTTACGTTGTCTATTTCGTCAGACAATAGAGTCTCGTTGGTAAGGCCAAATTGCACGTTTACTCGGACAAACTCGGTTGTTGAGTTTGCCGGTGTGGCTGTTATGTTGTCGAAAAATACTGGTACTGGTGTTGCCAGGTTATTGAAGGCGGTGAGGATGGGGCTTTCCATGGACGCCCGGATTGCTTGGAAGTTCATATCGTTGAAAGGGTTGCAACTATATCCTGCCCGGCCTGCGTTTGTAGTAAGTCGCCGGCTTGCGTGGTGAGTATGTAGTCAAGTGTAAGCTGCGTGGCTGTATATCCCGCGTCTAGACGTCCCACAAAATGGGGGGTTGCATCAACGGCGGAGAAATTAGGTCCGTTAATGTTTCCGACTCGTGCAAATATGCCGGATACGGTTTTTGGTTGGGTTTTTAGGGTCTTTAAGGCTGTCATTGCAGCGTTGACCAGCTCTTGGTTTCGGGCGGGGCCTCGACCCTTTTCGCTAAAAACACGCACAATCAACGCACCACGGACATCTCGAACGCTGGAGGTAAGAGTTAGATCACTGGTAAGGCCAAAAGTTACGTTAATTCGGACGTATTCAGTCGTTGTGTTAGGTGGTACGGCAGTAATGTTGTCGAAATATACGGGTACTGCTGGGTCGAGATTGTTGAAGGCGGTGAGTAGCGGCGACTCGACAGCAGCGCGGATTGCTTGGTAGTTCATTTGAACTCCTGAAGTAGGCCGTCCATTTCTATTCTCAATGTTCTGTCTAGTCTTCCCCCTCTAACGTAATCAGCGAACCAGTCTAGATCTGCGGTTGTACCCGAAACGGATAAAGGGTTGCCTCCGCCTGGATCTCCCCTAAATGAGGGGAACTTACGACCGGAGTCTTCTTCGTAAAACTTGCTCCTACCTAAAGCTGTTTGTGGCTTATCCGAAGGAGGTTTTGCCCAGTCTCTAATGAAAATACCTTCCTCAAGGTCTGTTGCTTGTGCTGCATAGGGTGCAAAGTTAGAGATAGTCGCGATGGCTCTGTCTTTAATGGGCAGTACGCCTCTAACGTTTTGCCTTCCGGTAAACACACCTACAGGGATGTTTATGTCTCTCGGTTCGCCTGGACCTCCGTCGCCACTGTATAAACGCCCGTCATCTGTTTCAAGTTGCCAAGAGTTTGAAAAGCGTCCGGTCCAGCTAGGCCCCTCTTGCTGCAATTCTCTGATTGTCTTTCTGGCAACTCGCGCTGGACCAGATAGCACTAGCGATGAGCCAAGGCGATCCAAGACATTTACCAGATCTGTTAAATCGTTTCTCACTATTGCGGCCTCGCGATAAGGGTGTGATAAACCGGGTTGTCGCCGCGATAGGTCAAAATACTTATGATCTTGGCCTCGCGGGTTGCTCCAGCCTGTGGGTACTGGATGCGGTCGGCTTCAGTGGGGTAGTAGCCGTTGAGTTCGGCGCTACCGATGATGACTTTGATGTCGGTTGTTTGGTAAAGACCCTCTGATTCGCGAGGGCTGAGGCGGCTGATTACGCCCTTGACCGTGACGTTGGTGTCCGCTCCAGTGACCGTGCCGGTGGCCGGGTCGTAGGTGCGGGGTGTGGTGGTTTTGATGTAAGTGATGTCGATGCCCCAGTCCGCGAGGATCTGGGCCGGTATTGCGCCGAATGTGTCGTCAATCAGTGCCATATCAGCCCCGCAGTAACTTCACGTTGTAGTTGGTC